ATACATCCTCATTATCAGGTAAAGATATAAATTTTACGATAGCCTGAATACCAGATTCACTACCAATAATTTTTTTACCTAAAAATTCATTTATATAAACAGATATATCTAAATTGAAATTGGTTTTGTTTAACTTTACGGCACTATAGTTCGTATCAAATCCAATTCCACCAGGTATAACAACAGATCCTTCTTTAAATACATGTTCACCAAAAGATTGTATTTGATCTTGTAATATTGATTGTTGGGTTGTTAACTCTCTTGCTTGTACTGGAAATCCTGGTTTATATAAAACTTTATAAAAATTTTTCTCACTATCATAGTCATCATAATACGGACTTACATTAAGATTAATTTTTTGTGCCATTTTCTTTAGAATTCCAGAATGATTTTAACGTCTTCTTTTTGCCTGATATTTCTTTCAACCTCTTTTCGGTTGTCAATGTAAATAACATTACCAGTCTTTTTATTTATTTCAGGATCAGCAAGACCATTTGTGAAATTTACACCCAAATTGACTAGTTTGTTGTTGACTGTAGTTGAAAGACCTGTAAAATTTTGTATTTCAGAGGTAAAAGACACTGATCCACCAGGTACAGAAAAAATCTTTTTCCCAGACTCAAAGGATAGTACTTTTGAATCTGTATCAATACTTGCAAAATCAGTATTATCAAACGTAGTTGAATTTAGATAAGAACTTCTGTCTTGAATATATTTTAAGACTTGTGTATCCCTATCATATGATGCAACAATTCCTTTTGCTAAATTTCCACTAGTAGTTGTTTGTGCAATACTTACACCTATCAAATCATCATATGCTGATTCTGGTGAAAGATCTATTGCAGTATTTAACTTTGCTGCGAATAAAGATGAGAATTGTGATGTGGTAAGTATACCTGAATTCGATGAGTCTAAAGGATTTTTTAAAATTCCAACTTGACCAAAATGAGTATCAGTAGGAAAATCCTTTGTTGAATCATCAAAACGAGAGTATACTAAGACTTTATCAGCACCTAGTTCAGTGTAAATATCAAACCCATGACCTTTTGATGGAGGAATAATAGGTATTAACTTTGCTCTGGTTGATACATTTCCACTTTGAAATTCTTCAAGATCTACCATACCGAAGGTATATCCTGATCCACCATTAGTTACAAGTGTATTGGTAATCTTCCCACCAGAAACTGTTACTCTTACTTGTCCTCCACTTCCATCACCAAGTATATTACATGTTTCAGTTTTATCAGGACCATAACCACTACCACCGTTCTCAATATAAACTTTCCTTATTTGATTTTTGTTTATATCAGAATCTCCCGATTCCCTAACTGCCTGTATTTGTGGATCAGTAGAGGTTCCCCAATCATTTGGTAAAACAATATACTCTGTCGAGTCAAATTTTACCACATCACTTGGTGATACCGTAAATAAGTATTTCCATACATATGGATCTTGAGTTCCAGCAGCTGCTGGTTCCAAATCAGTAAATGTTGGTTCATCTAGAGATTCAACTCCTTTTGCATCAGTTGAATTGGGATCACCAGATCCTCCATTTGAAAGACATATGTAAACCTTAAATTCAGAAGTTATAACATAGTAGTTTGTTTTATACAAACTTCCAGTTTTAGAATTTGGTGCTTGATTATTCTGCTCACTGTAATCATGACGATATATATCATATCTTGTGTTAGCTGCCCAAGTATGTTTTTTTACTACTCTTCGAATGTTTGAAGAATTTATTTTTTTACCGAATAGTGAAGTATCTCTGTAGTGAGTTAGATATTGTTGATTATCGACAGGATCAGACGGCCAAGTCGGATTACTTGAAGTCGTTCTACCAAAACCAGCTGCTGATGGATTTGGTAATCCCAAGAACACATAATAAGAATTACTAGAGTCTAAAACAGAATCTACAAAATTACCTGCGTTTACTATTCTAAATTGATCTGTTACTACCGCTGGCATATTAATAGTTTTTTAGATATTTATACATAATATTTAACATTATTTAAGATGGTGTAATTAATCCACCTGATTTTGCAAGTGTGTCCGATCCACCAGTTCTTTTAAGTGTTGGGAAAGTTGATAACCCTGAGTCAACAGTCAGTCCTTTTACGGTGAATATTATAGGTGAAGATGATCTAGTAAATCCACTTATTTTTCCAACAGAATACTTACCAACTGGTGCTGTTGTAAATCCAACAGCACCCATACCTGTTGTTATAGTATTTGAATCTATACAACAAGTAACAAAACCAACGTCATTATTAGTTGTGAAACTTGCTACTTGATAGATGTTATCAACAAAAGTGGTTCCTGTTCCCACAATTTCACCATTTTCTCCACCATTGATTAATGATGTTACTCCTGCACCAACATTTGTATCGAAAATATAAATTGGATCACCAACTGCTATTGGATTAAAATCAGCACTACTTCTTTTAATTGTAAATGTGATAGCCAAATTAGTATTGAACAATGTAGTAGAAATACCAGTTACAATACCAGTGCTTTCCGTGATAGTAACTCCATTAGTTGTTAAATTTTCATATAGTAATGGTGGTTTTTCAATAATGCATTGTGGTGGATTTGTGTTTGTGTAACCTGTGCCTGAAGTCACTGGTGAAGTAAGCACTACGGTTCCACCAGCACCAATGACTGTATTTCCAGTAGCAGTTGTTCCACCACCGACAGGTGCAGCAACTTGAATTGTAGGAGCACTAGCATATCCAGAACCAGGATTTATTATATCGAATGCAGAAACTTGACCTGTATTATTGACAATGGCAGTAACTGCTGCTCCAACTGTAGGTTTTCCTGAAAGGAGATCAGCAGTGAAAATAGCAGTAGATTCATCTTCATAATTGAAATAATCCGCATTATCAACAAAGAAGAATGAATCGGATTGAAGAACATCATCAATGATTTTTGCAGTTGGATTTATTCTTGGTTCAAGTTCAACTCTCTTTTTAGAGAAGAAAACTTTATTGATTGTTTTGTCAACTTTTTGTCTAATAAGTGTCAAAGGTCTTGATACACTATCACTAATACCTTGATTTCGATATACATTTGTCTGTAATGTAGTAGATGTTTCTATTCCTGTTACAGTACGATTATCTTGGGTCTTTATCTTATTTCCAAATTGATCAATAATTGATTCAATTCTAACCTCATCACCAGTTTTAATAATTGATGTCGCACCCTCAATCACTTGAGAATCAACTCCACCAGTTCCTTTATAGAATAAGATACTTATATCATCACCATCATTTTTACCAGGCACAGTTTCACCAGCTGGTGGTTCACTAAAGTTAATAGCAGTTCCACCTGATATTGTATATGCTTTAATTGGTTCTTGAATTATACCGTTAACTGTTACCAAAAATATACCTTCTATTGATACCGAACTTATTAGATTTGCGGAAGCTTCAACACTTATTAATTCATTATTAAGGTTTAACGGGAATTTAGTTCGAACACCATCTTGAAGTGGTTTAATTGAATCGATATAATCGAATTCACCAAATTGCCACATTGCAAAAGAATCTGAATATATTTCATCTACAGAAAGAGTTGATTTTGGTGAGAATGAATTCATTCCTTTGGCAGTAACCAAACCAACAGCTTCAATAACATCACCTTTTTTAAATCCAAAACCTGAATCAACTATTTCATATCTTGAAACTCCAAATAGAGTTGACCCAATTCCAGTTGTTGAACTTGCACTAACAACCGCATTTACTTTCAAATTAGTTCCTGTATCTGTTGTCGTACCGATTCCAAGTCGTGAAACACCAGTAACTGCCAAATTTGAATATGATGGTTCTGATACAAACACTTCAGGATCTTGATAATTTGATCCAGCATTATCAATTGTAAATATGGCAGTTCCACCAACTCCAGCTACAGCACTTATCTGTGCTCCTGTGCCAATGTTAACACCAACATCTAAACTGAATACGTCATCAGTTATTTTTGTTATTTGTTTAAAGGTGTTATATGCAGGATCAGATGTTCTTGGATATCCGTGAACAGTTTTGAAATCATCTCTTGAACATGTGAATCTTATAGAAGCATCTTTTATTTTAAGTAAATCATTTGTATTCATTCCATGGTTAGGAGATGTTATTATCATGATACCTGTTGTAGGATCATATTCAGCATTAGTCGCAGTAATATCTGCACCACCATTTTTATCAAGACCATTTACATCAGCAGATACAAAACGATGTTCATATCCAAAGTCTTTAACATTAACATCAATAGTTCCAAGACCATTATATCCAGATCCAAATCTTAAACCACTAAACCAGGGATATGCATTACCCGATCCAACATACGTATGAGGAATTGTGCTTACACCTATTTTAACACCAAATACATTTGTTGCTGCGATTGATACTATTGGGAATTTATCTCCTATTGTTCCATCAGGGAAGATAGTTGTTGTGACTCCAGCATAAGAAGGAGCACAATCAAATTCTAAACCTCCTAGTAATACTTCTTCATTAGAATTTTTAAATTTGTGTTCATTAATAGTTTTGACTGTCATTATACCCGTCACTTCATTATAGATGGCAGTTTGAATTCCTAACGCAGATCCACTATATGCGACTCCTACAACACTTGTTATTTCTCCACTTGAATTAGTAATCACTCTTACTCTTGCACCAACTGTGGGTGCATATCCTAGTCCCGTAACGGTAGATCCGAATGAAACAGGAACTCCTCCTCTTGGTAACTCATTTAAATTAATATTATTATTGGATATAAAAGGTGATCCATCAGATGATGTGATTCCTGTAAAGAATACACTTGAAACACCACTTGCACCAGTTCCACTTTCAATTATCTTGAAGTTTTTATCTGGATTATTGACTGTTGATGGAGATTGGAATAC